GATGATCGCCCTGGCTATTAACAGGCGAATCATATTATGTGACTCAGCTAATTATATTATGCGACTAAATACCATCGCAAATTTAAAATTGATTTAGAGCGCAAAAATCCTGTTCGATTCGGGCTTCCGATTCGACAGGTTTAAAATAGTTTTAAAATGTGATTAAAACAGCGTTATTAGATGCTTTATTTTCTTATTGTTTCCCCCTTGCAAGTTGCAAAATCAACTCAGCGTGTAATATTTATCAATTTTCTTAATCACTGCCACAAACGGTATTTCATCAACATATTTTGTCATTTGGTCTATCAGTACATCAGATCCGGTAAAAACAACTCTTGTTTCTTTTTCTACTGTTATTTGCATCATCAGACATTTGCCGCTGTTGTTTTTTGGGTATTTAGTATTTGTTATTTTACAGCCGGTTACTTCGATTTCTTTGTTCAGTATCTTATCAATTTTAATCTTTTCACCGTCCAGGCATTTCGGTTCATCAGCAAAATCCGAAAACCTCTTTTTTCTGCTATCATGAATATTCAGCAGCTTATCAGTTGAGTTCATCAGCCCACGCCTTCGCTTGTACTCTGTATGCCTGGTACTTGCTGTACTCGTCTGCGCCCTCTGGTGTTAGACCCTTGTTATTAATCAGAGCCAGTTCATCGGATTTAGAATATTTTGCAGCGATAATAGCGTCAATGATTACAGACCTGTCCAGCTTATCTACCAAAACAAAATCGAACTGCCATGCCAAGCGCTCCAACTCAGTCATGTCATCCTTTATAGTCACTTCTTGATAATTGTATCGAAAAATCTTTTTTCCTCTGGTTTGCCCGATTTGCGGCATTTTAACATTGCTCATAGATTTCATATCACACACCTCCGTAATGGGTTCTTAATACTGTTTGATTTACATATACATCTGATAATATCGCGTATTTCACTATTAATATATGCCTGCTTAAGGTGCAGGCAATTCGCAAATCTGAGCCATCCCTCGTAGCTCATAACCGTACTGAGCACCGAAACAGGCTGCATATTTTGCCAGTTTGCCGACAATTTTCTTATCTTACGTTTAAATGTTTTAGCAGTGTTTTTACGCAGAAGTGTGTAATTGTGGAAAAACCTGTAACCAAGAAAATCGATTCCCCGCACACTAACAGGGAAAACCTGCCAATTTTGCTTTAAATTCAACTTCAGTTTATCAGCCCAGTATTGCTCTGTTTTAATTCTTAAATCATTCAGTCTGGTCTTATCCGCATCCAGCACAACCACGTCATCGCAATATCTGAAATAATGCCGGCATTTTTGTGTCTCTTTCATCCAGTGGTCATAACCACTTAAATACAGATTACCAAAATGCTGACTCAAATAATTACCTATCGGCACACCCTCGTCAGTACTGTCGATAATTTCATCAAGCAGCCAGAGCAAATCAGCATCTTTAATTTTATCCCGCAATATCTCTTTTAATACAGTATGATCAACGGATTGATAAAACTTTCTGACGTCCATTTTTAAACAATATTTTGTGTTAGGCTTATCCCGCAAAGCCAGTTTCACGCGCTTTACCCCGTCGTGTATTCCCCTCCCAGGAATACATGCATATGTGTCCCTCACAAGTGTTTTTATCCACATTGGCTCTAACACCTGCACAATACAGTGATGCACAATCCTGTCAGGGAAATACGGCAGCTTTTTAATGTCTCGTTTTTTGCCTGAGTCAGTTTTTATCATGCTTTTGTATCTGCTTGTCTTAAACGTCTTATTCACAAGCATATGTCTGATTTTATCAAAATATTTAACCGGGTCATTATCAACCATTTTAACCTCGTAATAATGGCTTTTGCCCTTTCTCGCGTTTTTATGTGCCTCGGCGATATTATTAATTGAGCATATAGCTTCGTATAATTTGCCGTATCTTTTCATCTGCTTATTTCACCCCGGAGTCTTCAGTTGCCCTACCAACACCAATGGGGCATTGCTTTGTGTTTTGCCAAGAGGCACGGAAGAAGGTCAAAACTGACAACGATTTTTTTAATAATAATAAGCATAGCCGCCTGCCGATATTCGTATTCGAATTCGCGGAATCGTTATTCGCATTCAGATAGAACGCGCCCGCATTGAGACTGTTATTCGCGTTGCCGCCCAATAGACAGACCTGCCAGCCTGATCCAACTCCCATTAATTTTTCGAACGTGTTGCGCATATTCGTTTTCCGTTTTCTAAAAGCAGAGCCGCCCGCCGATATACGTACCCGAAGTCGCGGAATCGTAAGCCGCATACAGAGAGAACGCGCCCGCAGAGAGACCGTTATTCGCGGCGCCGCCCAATCGACAGACCCGCCAGCCCGAAGCTTGATAATAATAGTCACACAATTTAGTGTATTGATCTGCCCCAATGCTGGCAGCGAGAAACACACCCCCAACCTGTTCCAGTGTATTTATATAGCCGCTTGCTGCTGCCAGAGTAATCCCCAGGGATGTATACCCCGTCGCAGTGTCATCAGCAAAATCTGCCGGGTCTTGACACACATAGGGCACATTGTCGTTTATATTAATGCCGTCAACAAACTTCCATATGTGCCCATACCAGTTCTCAATACCGCGATATGTCATATAATCAGTCGCGGCCCCGCCCGGTGTTGTCACGTTGTTTGTGCCGTTGCCGTCACCATTGCTCAACCCCGTCGTTGACGGCGGAGATCCCGGCCATACAGCATATGCAGTGTTGCCCTGTCCGATCATGCTCTGGCTATCAAAATCAGCATATTCAATCAGATAAAGCAGTTGTATTGCACTCGCGAGATAGAAATCATAATTACACCATCCAGATCCCCTGGCTGCGGCATACGCGCGAATATTGGCACGAGTTGCAGAATGTGCAGGAGCCCGACCGCTCTCACTGCTTAACACGTTCGAGCCGTCTTTATAGCCTTCATACGCCCCAATATATCTGTAATCCTCCTCAACTCCCGACTTCACGAACGCAGGGTGCACATCAAAACCAGGCAACTGCACGTTGCTGATCTCCCACTTATGCACATTACTTGCGTAGCTATACTTATGGAAAAATCGAGGGATCTCAACCATAACCTGGCCGTCTGTCCCGTCAATTGTCGCGGCTGTGCCATCAGCTTTTTTGGTCGAATCATCTGGGTCCAGGTAATATTGAACCACACCCGCATCGGAAATCACACATCTGCGCATATTCCGCTGTATCGGCAGCAAAGTGTCACCAGGGCTAGATCCGCACGCCACAGATGCGAGCACACCGGTCCGGATATATGCGTCCGTTGATTCATTCCATGCCACCCCATAAACTGTGGCCCGGAGAGCATTATCTATCCCGGCCAGGTGCGCCGCCAAGTCGTCGACGTTAGCAGCCTCCGACGGTGTAGTGTCCGGAGTATAATTTGTCGGCGTAAAATCAATATCCAGATGATCCCCGTCTATCTCATCGGTGCCCCCTCGCACATGGGATGAATCATGGTCTGTTGATGCGGCGCTGCCCACTTCCACAGTCCTCAAATCCCAAATTGTGCTCTCGCTTATATACCCGTCACCGTCAGTATCAAATCCGCTTATTTCGCGACTATTATCAGCATCCCAGCCGCCCGTAGGGTATGTTGCGTTTTTGCTTATTTTTAAAACCGGGTCCAGGGTGCCGTCTATGGGCTGGCATGCGTAGACATAGTATGTGTCGCTAGCATCAAACGAACTGCCGGTGTCAAGATCTGCCGGGGTCAAATCAACATCGTCTGTGTCAAATACCAGCACCGCATCCCCAACGCGCACAAAAAACTCCGCGTTAAGCCGCAGTGTTGTGTTCCCCTCTTTTGTCATATACTTATCTGTGTACGGCCCCTGAATTACGTAGTTAATCGCCAGTGCGATAGACCCTGCCGTATTAAATAAAATACTGTTACCCATTATTCACCTCCGTTTTTAATGAGATTATCTCTTTTTCGATGCCCTTTGTTTCTGCCTCTATATCCGCAAGCTGCCTTCGGATCTCGGCCTCTGCTTCTGCCAACTCAATCATGCGAGCCAGATCCTCCCCGGCCTGGGTCCACTCACTCACCATGCCGGGCAGTTTATCCAGATCCGCCTGCGCCCGCTCGGATCTCGTTATCTCTGCACGCAGCGCCCGGATCGTATCCTGCCGCTCCCCGGCTTTTTTTGCCGCTCTCATAGCTGCGCGCAGATCCCGCTGCAGATCCGCTATCTGCGATTTAATCGCCCCGATCATCCCTGCCCTGGCCTTGGCATCATCATCCTGAAGTATAGCTTCGACCAGCATTTGCCGGACCTCTTCAACCGGTTTTACAGCGTTCAAATCCTCTTTTACTCCACTAACGACCTTTGCTAACCGAACACACTCAGCACGTTTGCTGTCAATGCGTTCCTTTGCTTCATTCACCGACGCAACCCGGCCCCGCGCATATTCCAATTCCTGCGCCAGACGCGACATTCGGCTTTCAAGAAGAGACAGCCGGCCAAGCTTTTTCTGCAGTTCCGCGTCCGCCTCCTGCTCCGTCTTTTTACGCTCATTTAACTGGGCTTTAAGCTCGGTTAAATCCTCCTTTTTTGCGCCGATTTTTTTGCAATTCGCCTTGCTCAGTCCCTCGATATAAGCCAGCGCCTTAGCGCCTGTAAGCATGGAACAAACATTTTTCAAATCCTGAAACGTTCTCAATTTATCCTGTTCCGGTATTTTTCTCATTTTGCCCTCCATCTCTGTACGGGCGAATAATCATTCGCCCCTACCATATAATAAAATGCCGCCGTCACGCCGTCAGGCGCTTAAGTCGGCCACTGCTGACCATACAGCGTCACCCGCTCCCGTTCTTTATCAACATCAACACCAACCAGGTCCCACGTAAGGCCGGTGTAAAAATCCCATGTCAGGCCGAATGTGTTGCCCGATGCCAGGGCCTTGCCCACCCAGGGAGCAACCAGCTTAACTGTTTTCAGCACGTCCTTGCGCTGGGTTAAATACCATGCAACCCAGTCCGCTGCCATTGCCGCATCTCGGCAGGCGGTCAGGTTTATCATCTCTATCCGCTCGCCGTTGTCGCTAATTGATGTCGCGTCATTATCATCGACAATGCCTTCGTAAGCGCTGTCGCCGTCCGCCTGGCGGTAATCGCGGGTATGGCGTGCGAAAATCTTGTTGCGTATGTCTATCTCATCCGTATACCCAAACACCGGCTCGGCGAGCAGTTCATCATCCGTAAGGGTCCGAGAGACAGCCGGGGCCGCTCCCATATAAATAAGCTCAAACTTGCCCCGCCACTCAACAAACTTGCTCCGGCACTGGAATGCCAGAATCTGCATCAGCTTATCCGCCTGGGTGGCCACCTCATGCAAAATAAAGCCGAACTTGTACGTTGTGCTGTACGAAGTCCCGGAAGTGGAAAATGACATGCCGATGTCCGCCGCCGACTCCCCCAGCAGCGCAACTAGAACATGTTTAATCACATGATCGGGCCGTTCAATCAGAGTATCCGGCGTGCCGGTGTATGTACCGCTCCCGTCATCCTTGTAGCCGTCAACATTGCATGTAAGAAGAGATCCGACAGCCACATCTGCAACACTCCGGCCTAATATATCCATATTGTCTTTGGTAAATCCTACTGTGCCATCGAGCGAAGCCGCAGTTGTTTTGCTGGCCGATCCAGTCACTATAGTATCGCTACTGTCGGCAGTGGCACCGGTAGGATCTTCTGATGTGCCGCTCGGTATGTACTTTATTTCAACCCATACCTCGCCGACCTTGTTATTAGTTACGGACGTGCTGCTTAAACTTGCAGCATATCCCCACTCATTATTCCAGTCTTCCGAAGAATCCAGATCCGAATCAACGGCAATCCAATCAGATTTTTTAACAATGCTGTCATCTCCTGCACCAAAAGAGACATGTTCCCCCTCATAATAAGATCCTGTCCTCATTCTAAAAAGCCACCCACCACCGGTATCAATCGTACCACTTCTGCCGCAGAGTCTATAATAAGTTGGCGTACCTGGAATCGCGGTATACTTGCCTTTGCTCACTTTGATCGCATCATCTGTCTCACCGATATTTGCATACGTATCAAAATCATTATCAACTGCGGCCCAGGGGAAAAGAGGTGCCCCGTCCGAGACAGCGGCAACCTCAAATTCCCATACAAATATTGATTCAGCGCCCACGTCATGCGAATGGGTATCATTTTCTATTGTTGTATTGACGACGGCATCTAAAGAGGCAATGTTAATAGATAAATCCTCATCATACACGTCGAGTGTCCCATTGTTTACATCCAAACCATCCGTATCCAATATCAAATTAACCGCCTGCAGGCGTGTAATCCTGTAGGGCACAACAATAACCGCCGTGCCCTCATAGCCGGCCAGCTCGTCGCCTGACTGGCCTGTGTACGCGGTCACAACGGATGTTATATTATAATACCTGTCCGCGACGCTCGGGCTAGCAACATATACATTTCCGATGCTCTTAACCGGGTGTTTTGCCGCCTCATAGACAAATCTCGCCGGTATCTCCCAAACAGCCGCACCCTGAGCATGTTCCGAGGCCGCTGTCGCGTTTGCTCCTCGTGTGCATCCGGTCAGGGTGTTGCTGCTCTTTCCTGTATATGTAATCTCCTCCTCATCAATTCCGATTGTTCCCGATGATGGAAACTCGCCCGCATCGGATAAATCAATCTCCACTTCGGATGCGTCCAGTTCCTCATTCAAGTTATCCACTGCCCCGCCCTCAACACACAAACACGGAACCTGATCCAACGATCCGTATATGGTGTTTCGGATTTTCCCCAGGTCATCAGGGTCCGCGCTTGGGAACGTGGTTGAATCGACAACTGTAAGCGGCAATCTGTCGCGCTTTGCCAATAAAACATTATGCACGTCAATCTTAAATTCTTTCCGCGTAATGTCATACGGCTGTCCTGCTATGCCCCGGAACATTAGCGTCTTAACATCACTCGCAAAGGTCTCCCCGCTCTCTACCAGCCGCAGCTCATATATTTTAATCGTGCTGAATGTAAACCGATAATCATCATTAAGCTCAATCAGATAATCCTTATCGAGTATTTTTACATTCCGAAACCGCAGCGTCGTCTTAAAATTCCGGTTTCCGGAAACCCTATTCAGCTCAACCGGCAGATTGCTCAGATCCCACAAATAATTTTCGTAGTTTATAACAGGATCATCCATTAAAGGATTGCTAATAACACATTTAAAAGAAACGCCGCCCATCGCCCCGCCGTATGAATTCATGCAATAATGGTATCTGAAAGAAAGAGGTGCAGAGAGTTCAATTGATGTCGGGCTCCCGGCAATCTCGGTTGTCAGCCCCGCGTCTGAATATACATGGCAATACAGTTTGCCATATGTGCCCTCGCCTGAGTTAAAAACAACCTGCAGATAATATTGCGTATTAAAAATAGTCGTTATGGTCGCGGGTGTTCCCCCTGTTACAGAGCCACCGACACACTCTTGGATGCTAATATATTCTTTTCCCATGCGCACTGCCACATAATCCCCGCTCGCGTCAATTATGGGTTTTATTGCACCAACAGAGTTTGCCAAAACCCACGGATAACACCTGGGTGTGCCGTTTGATGGTGTTGATGCCCACGTCACTTTAGTGTCCACATAGTGCGTAAAACTGTCGCTGAAAAAGCCTGTGCCGTAATCCTTGTAGCAATACACAGCCTCATCCTCGTCAAGGCTGTCAACAGTTATTGCATCGCTTGCCACGCTTATACGGTCAGCCCCTATGTCCACCTCTGTGTATCCGGATAAATCAATAACTCCGGTCACCTCATATTTAAAATTCCGGTCACATAAATATAGCGTAAGGCCCGGCAGCTCCCAGTGCAAGAGATAAACGCGGGAATAAAAACAAAGCTCCAGTCGTTCAGTTTGTGTTAATGCAGACAATCCCATAAGTAGCATTTTAGGCCGCAAGTTTTTAGTCTGTAGGTTTTGCTAATAGCCTACAGTCTAAACCGCTGCCGCCTATTTCTCCTCAAGATCAGTTTTAAATTTCTCGATTAAGACAAGGGCCTCTTTCCTCGCCTCCTCCGCGTCCTTTTCTTCTTTATACAGTGAGTTGCTAAGGGCGCTCATACAGTTTATATGCGTCCGCAAAAGTCTATACAGTTTCATCGATTTCATAATTCCCTCCTGTTTTTCCGTATACCCTACACCCTAAACCGTAAACCGGCCTTTACGCCAACACCTCAATCATCTCTAAATTAATATCCCATCGCCCATAACCAGGCCGCGAAAACGGCCCAATGTTAGGATCAACCAGGCACATAAACAGCCAGGTATCATCCAAATCCTTCAGCCAAAAAGGCTTTCCTCGAGAATGAGAGAAAAACGCTTCCAGGTCATCGCGCACGTCGCTTTCCCGGATCTTGCACAAATAATTCCGGTACTCCCGTTCCTCGCCAAGCTCCAAAAAAAACGGCCTGCCGGAGAGCGAATCATCGCGCTGGATGTTGCCCTTGAGCCCCTCCTGGTATCCCCACGCGACCACATCAGCCAGCTCAACCTTAAGCCCCATCCAAAGCTCGGGGATCTCGGGCATAGCCGCCAGAGACGTCAAAACAAGCCTCCAGTAGCGTTTTGTTTCCTCACTGCTGGCTTCCTTAACGATCTGCCCCGCAGCTCCTGACCATGCCGTCACCATGTCATACCAGTTGCTGTCATCAGAGGAGTACTCCCAGTCCAACTGAGCCCCGCCGGTCAGATTGTGTCCGGAGGGAATAATCAATGTATCAACATCATGCGAGGTAACCGAGCCCTGATCCGCTTTAACCGTGTGCGTAGCGGTAGAGGTCCCTTTAAACAGCTTGCCAATATCCCTGTCATACAAACGCCATATCGGATAATCGGAATCCTCGTTTGTTGTCGTCACAGTCGAGTTTTCAAAAATATTGCGATATAATATATGTATTGATCCCATTTAGACCCGTAGGGGCGGCCCGCTATGTCCGCCCGCTTATTTATATCAAAACGCGCTAACCATTGCGCTCTCACCATATTTAATGCTTTTCGCTATCTGCGCTTCGATCCCTGCCGTATTAATGCTGCTCGAAGAGAGGCCCTCGCCCATGCCCGCAGATGCCGTCAACCTTATAACCGTCTGCAGTTTGCTGATAATCCTGTCCAGCCCGCTTGTCAGGCCATTGTCGCTCAATCGAGCTTGAATATTAATCGGGTTTGCATTAAGCTGAGCAACACCCGCAGAGATCCCGCCAAACATTAAGGACAGTTGAGCTTCGCGCGTTTGCATGTTATTGATCAGGCTCGCAGTGTAATTATCAGTCTGGGCCGCTGCCCTCTCCTGCATGGTGGCAACCTCGCTGATTTTGCCCAGCGCCGCATCAGTCTCGGCAGTCACATCAAACGCCACATCAGCGCCATGAATGCCGTCGATCTTTGCTTGCAGATCATTCAGCCGGCTGATAGCATCAGTTGTGTTATCAGTAATATTTACGGCAATCTCAGCGCCGCGACCCCGAATCTCATTAACCCTGGTCTCAACTTCACTTATTTTGCCCAGCGCCACATCGGTTTCGGCAGTCACATCAAACGCCACATCAGCGCCGTGTATGCCGTTGATACGCGCCTGCAGGTCATTTAACCGGCTGACAGCATCCGCTGTATTATCCGTTACATTTACGGCAATCTCAGCGCCGCGTCCCCGAATCTCATTAACCCTGGTCTCAACTTCGCTGATTTTGCCCAGGGCAGCATCGGTTTCGGCAGTCACGCTCACATCTATATCAGCGCCATGTATTCCGTCGATACGTGCCTGCAGGTCATCCAGCCGGCTGACAGCATCAGTTGTATTATCTGTTACATTTACGGCAATCTCAGCGCCGCGTCCCCGAATCTCATTAACCCTGGTCTCAACTTCACTTATTTTGCCCAGCGCCACATCGGTTTCGGCAGTCACATCAAACGCCACATCAGCGCCGCGACCCCGAATCTCATTAACCCTGGTCTCAACCTCGCTGATCTTGCCCAGGGCAGCATCGGTTTCGGCAGTCACATCAAACGCTACATCCGCGCCGTGTATGCCGTCGATGCGCGCCTGCAGGTCATCAAGACGGGACACGGCACCCGATGAAACGTTGATGTTATTTATCACTCCCAGCGTTTTCAGCTTGTTTTCAATCGCTTCCAGGGCGTTTGTAGCGCCGTTATCAAACAACCGCACATCAATGGCAATCTCGCTACCATTCAGCCCGTCAATTTTGGCCGCTATTTTTTCTATCTCACCGGCAGTTTCCGCTTCTTTGGCACGCAGATCATTAACCATCGATTCAGTGTGCCACTTCATGGTATTCAGCCAGTCTGCCTGCGCATGTTCTCCTTTTTCCAATGCCTGTTCTTGCAGAGCATTGATTTTTTCGTACATGTACTTGTTTGTGTCTGCAATCGATACACCCGCGTCCTGCCAGTCCTTGGCCTTTTTCGTGAGTGTATTCAGCTCTTCACGATAATGGGCCTCGGCCCCCAGGCCCATCTCGTTATACATCTCCTCGATGGCAGCAGCCCTGGTCTCCGCATCGCTTTTCTGCATGTCCATCAATTTTTTAACTTCATCACCGGTCTTTTTAGCTGCTTCGCCCTGGTCCTCGATGTCTTTAACCACTTTTTGCCGCACCGGCTCCTCTTTTTTCCACATAGAGGTCATCAGATCCCAGGTCTCGCTCATGTGAGCAATTCCCTTGTCAGCGGCAGCGCGTGAATTCTCTTCGATCTCTTTAAAAAATTTGGGAGCAATATGCAGATATGACAGCATCCTGGCAATGTCCGCAATCAGCTTATTAACTGTGGCCCCTGCAGCCGCAAATACCAGCTCAATGCCCTGGGCAATGTTAAGCAGTACCTTGCCCACGACAACCATCGCATCTTTCCAGCGAGCCTGGTATCTCTGGATCTTTTCTGCGGCTGAATCCTGCGAATCACCCACGCGCTCAACAATGTCCTTTCCTGCCTCGAGTGTGGCATTCAGAAACGCCTGTTTTTTCTCGGCCTCAGTCAAACTCGCTGAGGTTTTGCCAAGCTGTTGTGCGTACTTTTCATTTGCATCTTCAACTTTTACAATAATGCCGAGGTTATCGAGAATCATCTTGCTCCCGCGCCCGACAGCGAGAGTAATGTCCGAATACGCCTGGCTGACAGTCTGGCCCGTAATTTTTGATGACGCCCTGGCCACCTCCATAAGCTCTGCCAGTTTGTCTGCCTGAATACCCAGGGTCATGGCCGTGCCGGCCTTTTCCATAATCGTCATGGTGTCGATAGTGCCGGCAGAAAGTTTTTTCATATCTGCGATTATTTTATCCGCATCGGCCCCGTGCGAAGCAGCCATGTTTCGGAATGCCGTTTCACGCTGCTGAAACTGAGCTGCGTTGTTCATTAAATCGTATGCTTTTTTAACCGCCACAACAGCGGCCCCAATCTCAACCCAAGCGGCCTTTGCGTTTGCCCATCCTTGTTTCATTCCGTCGCCGAACTTACGGGCAGAGACATCCGCATTTTTGAGACCCTGATCAGCATTTGACGAAAACTCGCGCATCTTTTTGGCAGCGGCTTCGGTAGATGCTTCGATAATTAGTTTAACTTTTGCTTCATCAAATGCCATTTTTTATCCTTTATTCAAAATTCGATGTTCAATGTTCGATGTTCGATGTTCATCCTTTTTTTATCTCAAATCTCAAGTCTGAAATTTTAAATATTTTGTTTAACCGCCCTCACAACCTCAATCATCTGCAGCATCTTGTTGGGCTGGTCATATATCCCGCCCGCGAACGGCAAAAACCCTCTATCGTAATGGTTTACAATCCCGAATGCCTCATTTGCCAGGCCCCGGTCAACCCTGCCCACCGGGCACTCATACACCGGCTCGCCGTCTATTTCGTAAACGGGTTCTGTCGGGATGAGCCATTCTGTTTCTTTGATTTCCGGGCAGTGCCTTTGCTTTTGGAGCCCCGCTTTTTTGCACTCGCCGCAGTCGTGGAGCTTGTTTTTAAGACTGAGGACTGCGGCGATTCGGAGTTTTTTCGGTCTGCCTCCGTCATATATGTCTCTGCAGTAATCCGCGTGTACATATCCAGTTTTTCTCCCGGAGTTAAATCATCCGGGTCCACATCGCAAGCGAGTCCGATAAGTCTGTCAAGGGCTTCATCTCTTTTATCAACCGGCATATCAGTCAACCCGCCAAGAGTGATACCCTCCTTATTTTTAAGCATTTTAAGCTCACGACCAATCAAACCTCTCACTGTAATTTTGCTCAACTCCATCATCTCCTCCATTCCGGGCGGACGCAAGGCCCGCCCCTACAACCTGTTTTAATTTAACCCGTATACCGTAAACCGGCATTAACTACGTGAATGCTATACTTATCTCATCATCGCCGCTACTGCGTCTGAGCGTAGCGTCTATATCATCAACAGCATATCCCGATCGCGTGCCCTGCCCTATTTTGCCATACTGCACTTTCGGCGCTGTTATCGTGCATATGTTGCCGGCAGTAGCGCCCAGTGTGGCAGTCAGTGCAACCAGTGTGCCTGCAAACCACTTTGTCCAAAAGTTATGTGTCGCTACTGCCACAGCTTCCGGGTTTATTTTTAAAGTCATCAATCTCTCTGATATAATTGTGCTCAGGTATCCCTGAACAGAATTGGCATCCGGCCTCAATTCGAACTTATTGCCGCTGCCGATCATCAATTCTTCGATTATCGCGGAGTAGGAATCTATAGAGAAGCTCGCGTTTTGGAACGGCTGTGCCACAGACGTCTGATACGAGATGCCGCTCAATAGAGCGGTATCACTCGGAGCGATAGCGGTTCCCAAAAAATCCCAATTAATTTTACCGGCTTTTCCGGCATTCAGGAGAATGTCATATTTGCCGCGCGCGCCTGCCATTAAATAGCGCTTGCCATCAATATACTTAGCCATAGTCAAAGAAGGAATTGACGCTGATGCAGGCGCATATGTCACGCTGGTACCGCCCACAGTTGTCTCGCCCAACCCGCAAGCTCGGAAAAGAGCGCTTATCTCTGGCGGCGTCCCTGCTGCGCCAGAGCCTTTAAGTGGCGTCTGGAATGTCATACGCGCTAATCGTCCACCGGCCATTGCAGGGAATGGACTCAACGAAGAACTTTGCAAATTAAGTTCTTCCATATCCACATCCGGATCAAACTTAATATTACTCGCAAGTATTGCATATGTCGCGCTCAGGGTCTCAGCCGTCCCCTCCACATCCTCCACTTTTGCGGCCAACTGTGACCGCGCTTCAATCAATGGTGCCATGTTAATCCTCCTTTTATTGTTGTGTATGGGCGGGTCCGCCCACATGCCTACAAATCAAAAACCTCTATCTCATCGGCTGCAAGAGTAATCTCCGCCTTAAGTTGTATACGTATATCTCCACTTAACCTCAAACTCACGGCTGATGCAGGCGCATATGTCACGCTGGTACCGCCCACAGTTGTCTCGCACAACCCGCAAGCTCGGAAAAGAGCGCTTATCTCTGGCGGCGTCCCCGCGACTCCTGAGCCCTTCAGGGGCGTCTCGAATGTCATACGCGCAAAACCCCCTCCGGCTACAGCCGGGAACGGACTCAACGAAGAACTTTGCAAATTAAGTTCTTCCATATCCACATCCTCAACCTTTGCGGCCAACTGTGACCGCGCCTCAATCAATGGTGCCATGTTAATCCTCCTTTATTGTTGTGTAGGGGCGGGCCTTGTGTCCGCCCGCATGCCTACAAATCAAAAACCTCTATCTCATCGGCTGCCAGGCTAATCTCCGCCCAATGGCACAGCACACTCCCGAACATCCGAGTTTCACAAACCTCCACAGCAGGGGGCGTGCAGTTTGTTGCCGTACCGTTCAGCCGTTTATTACCTCGTAATGCAGTGCAAACCGCCTCGACAATCTCGTCCTGAAAATATATCTCGCTCCCATGCGCATTATTAAGGCCAAAAAGGAGAGCTACTTTCATATTATGCGTTCGCAGATCCTGTCCGCTGCCGCCGTAATCAATTTCAGGCGTCCTGGTGCGCGTGATCATAGCGCCGTTTATTTTGCCGTCATCATCCTTAAAAAAATCAAGGAATTTTTGCCACGTAGAAGCCCAGCAAAAATGTGAATACACCGGCCCCACGGAAGGTACCGAGGCAACAATAGCCGCAACCTGTTCTCGTATATCTTTAAGACTCATTCAATTCTCCTTAAAATCTCTTCAGGGATCTCTTCCAGAATGCGAATAACCGTTGATTTATTATCATCCCATGTCTGGCCGAACATGTGCGCGCCTTTTGTGCCCTTTTTGGATATCTTGCGGGCAATCAAATATGCCACAGACCTGGCTTCCTTTCCTTCAAACCCTAATTTCTTTTCAACCCAGTGCTGAATCGGATCGATCGGCGGAAAGTGCGGTTTTGTGCCAAGTTCAACTGACTCCCCATATATTGCGGGTGTCCCCAGCAGCCCGCTCACCGGCTCGCCCGTAGCGCTCACTTTGTAAAAGATCGTGTCCCTTAAATGTATAGGCCCGGCCCCGTAGGGTGTCTCAGGTTTCACCCTGCTTTCTAAAAACAACAGCGCCTCGGTTATTTTTGCCTCAGCCGCCTCCCGCGATGCATCGGGATACTGAGCAACAAAATCCTCAACCTCGCTCATGTCATATGTAAAATTTACAATTTCACCCATCTTATTCCTTTACCGGGCGGACACAAGGCCCGCCCCTACAATTGTCATTCCTGTACGGGCGAATAATCATTCGCCCCTACATCGGGAATCCATTAAATTCGTCATTCCCGCGCTCTCTTCGTCATTCCCGCGAAGGCGGGAATCCAGCTTATCCCGTAAACCCTATACCGTAAACCGTTTACCTGTATTTCCCCTTATGCGTCAGCTTATCCGATCCCCAACTACCCTTAAGATCCTGATCACCTGTAACACTGGCCGCGATCGTCTGACCCTCTTTAACCCCTATATGATCAAAATAAACCTTCCGGTACATCCTCGCCTTGCCAGCGTATTCCGATGACCGGCTCTTATGATCCACGCTGTCCGCCTGTATAGTAGGCTCTCCGGCCTGGGCATAATATGTAGACAGCATGTTGCAGAAATAGGCCGCTGCCAGGGCCTGTACAGCCTCGGTATCTATGTCTTTTATGCTGCACGCAGAGTCTATGCATGTGTGCGGCGCGGTATATGTAACCCGCATATCCTCGGTTGCGGTCGGCGTATTTTCCAAAAACCGCAGGTAATCGCCTGCCGGCTTTTTGTAGATCATCCACTCATCATCTGCCAGAATATCAGGCGACTGGTCGTCATCGTCAACAGGATATTCCACCCGTTTTATAACCGAGAATCCATCGCTCCACGAATCCAGGCCCGACACCGCGTAATCAAATCCGCCATCGCCGTCAATGTCCTCGACCACAACCAGGGGTTTATTTTTGCTGTGTTCTTTAACCGCCTGGCTGATCGCCAGAATCTTATCCGCCTCAGAAAGAGGAATTTCACCCTGAACAAACTGCCCGACCGCCTCTATATATTCTTGTCTGTTGCTCATTCTCTCTCTCCGTCATTCCGGGCGGACGCAAGGCCCGCCCCTACAATCTCTCCCCGTCATCCTGTTTTTATTATTCAAAATTCGATGTTCAATGTTCGATGTTCGACGTTCATCAATTCTTAAACACCCCCACCGCCCCAAACGTAAAACTCGTGCCGCCCACAGTATATTTCAACCGCACATACTTGCCGAAATTGGTAACCGCAAACCGATACTGCCCCGTCGCAGTAATCTGTGCGCATGTTGTATGATCGTAATATGTAGAATTGTCATCCGATGTCTGTATAACAATATCCAGTGTTGATGTACCGGATTCCGCAGTCACATTAACCAGCAACTGCCCCTCGTTATAAGCAGAAACCAGAAAACCGGAGCTATAAGCGGCAGATCCGGCGCTGTATGTCGCGCTCGATAAAAGCGTCTTAACGCTCACTTTCCGGTCACTCGCTATAACTCCCGGAGCCATCGCAAAACAGGCCGCCAGAATCGTCAGGATGCCCCACATTGCGACTTTGTTCTTATGCCTGTTTGTTTCCACTTGTTTCTCCTTTCATCCGTAGGGGCAGGCCCCCGTGCCTGCCCTCTGTTGTTTTCAAAACTTAACAAAGGGCGCGGGCAACCCCGCGCCCTCGATAAATCCTGAAAACAATGTTAGGTCTGTACAGCCGTCCTGGACACTTCGTACCAATGCGTCCCGTCA